ATGGGTCCACACCTGGCTGATTCGAGCGCCGCAAGCAAGTATCACGGAATTTCGGGCGGGTCTTTCCGCAGCCGGCGAGCGGCTGCGGACATGGGGTAACGACACCCTCGAATGCAAAATAAATCAATTGAAGCCCGCGCACACGATCGCGCTCTTCGCTTACGGAGATTGACGCATGCACAGAATTGACGGCCCAGGCGCCACGGTCGACAACAAATTCACTGATGGCGATCCAGTAGGTGGCGTACAGGCAACAATCGTCACCGACGACTGGCTGAACGATGTGCAAGAAAACATCATGGCTGTGCTGGCGGCCTCCGGTGTGACTCCGACGAAAGGTCGCGCAGCTGATTTGATGGATTCCATCAGGGCCAGCACTACAGGCCGCATTATGGGACCGCCCAAAATTTTCCTTGCGTCGGGTACTTACACTCCTACCCCCGGCATGACCTCAGTTATTTTTAAGGTGCAAGGCGGCGGCGGTGCAGGAGGGGGGTTGGCCACCCCAAGTGCGGGGAACATTAGTCTTGGAGCTCCAGGGTGTTCAGGCTCGTATGCCGAGGGTCGTTTCTTGGCCGCGGCGATCGGAGCTTCTCAAGTGGTCACTGTGGGGGCGGCTGGCGTTGCGGCTTCCAACACTGCGGGCGGCGCTGGCGGCACCTCCTCTGTGGGATCTTTGATCACCGCGCCTGGCGGGCCTGGCGGCGGCCTGCTGAATAACCAAAGCCCCGGCGCATCCAACGGAAATGGCGGCCTTGCGGGGACGCCGACAGGCGCAAACATCTTTAAAAGTATCGGCACTTGCCCCGGATTATGTACTTCGCTATCGGCTTCTTCAGCACAGTCTGGTGCTGGAGGAAGCTCTATCTTCGGTAATGGCGGCACCCCACCAATTATCAATGGTTCCGGTGTTGCGGCTCAAAACTATGGTGCCGGCGGTTCAGGGGTCGTGGCTGGCTCGGGCGGTGCTAACCAAGCTGGTGGCGACGGTAAGATCGGTATTGTTTTTGCTTACGAGTATTTCTAAATGAGAACTTATGCCCATGTAGAAAACGGCGTGGTTGCTGAGTTAGTAACCCCCGGGCCTGATCTTGATGGCAATCAGTACGACCTTGAATTGTGCTTCCCAAAAAGTTTTGTGGATGCATGCATCGAAATCACTGGCCTCGACCCAATACCGGGTCAGCGGTGGACCTACGACGGCACCACCTTCTCCGCGCCAGTCCCATATCAGCCAACTGCGGCCGAGATCAAGGCCTCGAACACCTCGACTCGCGACTACCTTTTGGGGGTAGCGGCCTTGACCATCGCCCCCTTGCAGGATGCTGCAGATCTTGACGAGGCGACTGCGCAAGAAACGGCGTTGCTCAAGTCATGGAAGCAGTACCGGGTCGCGGTTAATCGGATTGACCTCACGCTTGCATCACCAGCGTGGCCGGTATCGCCTGCCTGATCAGCCGCCCTGAGCGGTTTTTTGGGGATAGGTGCCGGACCCGCTCACGCGAATGTATGTGTGAACGACCGTACGTAGTAAAAGATTCCGCAAAGCAAATGGATAGCGAATATGGAAACAGCTGCCGCTGTTCGCCGGTCTAGCTTTGCGAAATCTTGCGGAATGCGGGTGAACAGAAAGCGAGCGGAAGCGGCAAATAGAACAAAGTTCGCTATCTGAGGACTCCACAAGAAGTTCCCTGAGTACTTGGCGGGACCGGTTTCCGCGAGAAATATTGCGTAGCTAGCCCCGAGCAAGAACAGGATCCACGAAAATATAATCTCTCTGTCCTTTGACGCCTCACGTCTAAACGCGATGACGACGTACAGCGGAAATACGATGGAAAGTATTATTTTTTCCGGCGCATAGTCAGAAAGCGTAGATAAAACATCGAACGGCTTAGTTACAGCAATAGAGCTTTGATAGATCAGGTTTTCCGCGTTAATGAATTTGAATATGAACTGCCATACAAGAACGGTAGCGCCGGACACTAACATAGCTGCAAAAACTGCATAGTTTATCTGTCGCTTTTTGTATATCTCAATGCTTGCCATGATAATTAGGGCTGGCATCATGAGTATTAGATAGTTTGGCTTAGATAGTCCGTTTGCGATCACAAGCACCATCACCAAGGCAATGGTAAGCCATGAAACGCCTTTCTTGAAAAGAAGTGGCGTCATCATGAACAGCGCAATCGTCGTCAGCTTGAGCAGAGTCTGAGTCGGGATAACATAGATATTAGGCGTGAAGTATCCAAGGTAATACCTGTGATCGATTGGCGCGAACGCAAAGATTGGTTGCACAATCAGAAGCGAGAACGCGATGGCCATAGCGAGGTAATCGGATCGAATCGTCCTTGCTAGGTACCGTTTTAGTAAGAAAATGGTCAATGCGCAGACCACGCCGAGCACGATCAAGCATGAGACGAGCCAGCTATTGTCCACATACGGATCATCTGACCCAAGTGCTAGGCTCGGGGCAATTGAAACTACAACCTGATGTACGGCAATGGTCATTGCGTGAAATGAAAAATGAGGCAATAAGATACGCCCAGATTCTTCCATCCTCTGCGCGAATTCAAGGTGATGACCGAACTCGTTATAAAAAACTCGACCGCTAAACGCGATGTGAATAGTTAAAGCCATAAAGAATAGTGTGGAGAATGTTATAAACATGAGCATCTTTACACTTTCTATCTTAACGCTCAGCGTTTTTTCTAGAGATAGCTGCATATATTTACTGCCCTTATATTCGGATAGATCAGACCGGGAGCATTGTACAAGCGGCGGCGGCTCATATCACCAAAAACTGTACTCGTAAGTGAGTATGACTGTATAGGCCCCCCAAATTAGCCCGGGATTCTGGCTCCAGGTAGTTCGGTAATGATGGTGCCCGATATGAAATCACCGCGTACTTGTAGTCGAACGATGGCCAACCAGCCTGCTTGACTGGATATAAAGGCTGTACGCCAGTTATTTCATAGAGCCTCCGGGGTTTTTATCGCAACGCTCCATGTCTCTCGAAAGATGAAAACGCCAGCCTCGACACTGAGCCGGATATTTTTTGTTCGGAGAAACCCACTGACGACTTCGCCACCGAAGCCGATGCGGTCATGATCACGAAAATTGACTTTTTATAAGGCGATCTAAAATGCCCATCACCCAGCAGCAACTGCTGCAGATCCTCCCGAACGCCGGCGCCAAAGCCGGCGTTTTTGCACCTGTTCTGAATACGGCGATGCAGCGTTTCCAGATTGTCGGAGTCAAGCGGGTCGCCGCATTCGTTGCCCAGATCGGGCACGAGTCCGGGCAACTGCGATACGTCCGTGAGATTTGGGGTCCGACTCCAGCCCAAGCGAAGTACGAGGGGCGGGCAGATCTGGGCAACACCGTGGCGACCGATGGTTTCAAGTATCGCGGCCGTGGCCTAATCCAGATTACCGGGCGGGCGAACTACGCGGCGTGCGGTGATGCCTTGGGCGTGGATCTGGTCAGTCAGCCCGAGCTGATCGAGCAGCCGCAATACGCCGCGATGTCAGCAGCGTGGTTTTGGAAACAGAAAGGGTTGAACGACCTGGCCGACAAAGATCAGTTCAACACCATCACTCGTCGGATCAATGGGGGGCTGAACGGCCTGCAGGATCGGTTGGAGATTTGGGCGCGTGCGCGGGCGGTGCTGGCATGACCTCAGTCTGGCTGCGCATTCTTCCTTATATAGCTGCGTCGTTGCTGCTGGCTGCTGGCACGTGGAAGGTTCAGGACTGGCGCTACAGCGCGCAACTAGCCGAGCAATCACGGTTGCATACCGAAACGCTCAATCAGCTCGCCATGGTCGGCACCGCCACGCAGAAAGCCGAGCAGGACAAACGTCTGGCGCTCGAGCAGCGCTTGGCGGCTAGCGACCAATCCCACCATGAGACTTTGACCAATGCCCAAAAAGACCAGGCTCGCCTGCGCGATCGCCTTGCCACTTCTGATCTGCGGCTGTCAGTCCTCCTTGACCAGGGTTCAGCCGGTGGCTGTTCAGTGCCAGCCGGTACCGCCACCGGCGGCGTGGTTTATGGAGGAGCGCGCGCCCAACTTGACCCAGCGCATGCTCAACGAATTGTCGCCATCACCGACGCCGGCGACCAAGGACTGATTGCGCTGAAGGCGTGCCAGGCATATGTCAGGGAGATTGCCGCTCCTGCTTCTCCATGAGCAACCTCTGGTTTTCTTTGAACAGGTAATCTCGCTGATCGGCTATCCGCTGAAGGCTGTAAACCTTACTCGATAGTTCGGAATGCTCTTTGCTGAGGCTGTTCAAGTTTGCTCGTAACTGGTCCCGCTCCTTTGACACGTCAGCATGCATCTGCACTAGGCCGAAGATGTCTTCGCGAGCTTTGCGCAATTGCAGGGTGAGTTCCTGCACCTCGTTCTCGGTCATGCGCAGAAAGTAGCGACAGGTCTCAAGTTCAGTGGGGCAGCCAAGCCAATCACTGGTGTCTTCGATTTCGAGGGGGTCCACGGTCATGCCTTATCGATACTGTTCGGATATACAGTAATCGAGGCGCAGGATTCGGGCGAGGGGGAGGCGACGAGCAGTAGATTTTTGGGTTGGTGTTCGGTCGGCAGGACGCCGGAGGTGGGATTTCTTCTGTGGATATTATTCCCCAAAACGCAACCGTTTGGGCCAATGTTTATTGGGTTCTAAAGAGTCGCAAAAGACGGTGCTTTTTGTGGCCTATTTGTAGCTCAAGGCCTTGATTATAAAGGCCTTGCTCCGTTTCTATGCGGCATCCCAGGCTTTGATGCCGTAAAGCTGTAAGTGCTTGATTTCACTGGGCATAAATTCCTC